TTTGGTATCGCAGGAGCAGAAAAAGTCTACAAGAAATGAGAAAGTCATTATTCAACGATCGCACTGTAAAGTCAAATGGTGCTAAAAAAACTCGACAAGGTAAAAGCACGAATACCAAATACGGGACAAAAGGTTCTAAGAAGTATTATAAAAAGAAATACAGAGGACAAGGCAAGTGAGTAATATCGAACTAAAGAAAGCCAATCAAATGGCTGCTATTGATTTACTGATTCATAATCCAGAACTAAACAAAAAACAAATAGCCGAGCAATTAAAAGTAAGTCCACGCACTATTCAGTCCTGGTTTGCTGATGATCGTTTTGTTGAAATGTATTATAAGAAGTATATGGTGTCTTTCAATGCCAAGCTACCGATGGTATTAAATAGTATGATTCGTGAAGCTGTTGAAGGGAATGTCCAGGCAGGGCGTCTGGTATTAGAACATTCAGGGAAACTAGTTAAAAACATCAATGTAACCGTAGATAGTCCATTTGAAAAGTTCTTAAAAGCTGAACAAATAGACGCTGATGAGATTATAGACGCCGAAAGCGAAGAGGTTACCGAAATACTGGATACGCTTCCAGAAAGAAATCCCATAAACGACAAACCGAAGAAGCGAGATATAAAAGAAAAGAAAGCAGTAGAGCAAATCAAGAAAGGCAAGAAACCTTATAGACAGAAACGCCGAGAAGATAGAGCATCACGATATGCTTTATTGCAGAGAGCTAAGAAAGTAGGGTTAGATCCATTGCCATCAAGGCGTCCGACAAATAGTGAAAGGCGTAAGTGGTTAGAGAAGTTAGCAGAGTTAGAAGCTAAGCAAGACCATACTCGTCAGGCATAACATCATATTTTTCAAACATTTCTGACATTTCCATAGAAATAGAAATCATATCATCAACGGTAATATCTTCCTGATAGATTTTTTTGTTAGGTGCAACTTTGGTACAGATAAAACCAAGTAAATCGTTATTGGCTTCAGAGATTTTTCGTAGTTCCACTACCATTTTATACAGTTCTTTGATTAAATCGTCCATCAATTAAGTTTACGCATACTTGTTGAAAGATTCTTTAAAAAATCGTCCAAAAACGAATCTATTTCTTTTTCTATCTTGTCACCAAGTATTTCATATGCTTCTTCTTCTGTGGAATAAAAGAACTTTCGTTGAGGTATTAAGCCATACTTTCCTTTAAATCCTTTGTACATACCATTAGCTCTTTTAATACCAGAGTGCGTATCTTTTAAATGATTAGAGTAATCACCAAGTGGACTTCCTATAGAGATAGACAATTCTTCTGATACTGGAGTTTTTTTGAAACTGCTTTTCAATGCACCAGAATCGTCCATAATGCGTTTGTTTTTATTCTTTTTAAATCCTTCTTTGTATTTTTCCGTGAGTTTCGCAAAAGGTTTTCCAGTTATATCTTTTTCGGTTGCAAATGTTTTACGGACTTTTGACAATGCAAAATTAGCTATCTTGTTTAGTCGTGAGGATATTAATTGAGTAACTACCCTTTTTTGAACTTTGTTAAAATTAAAATTAACTTTCGTCTGAATCTTGACTATCATCTTCTACCACCTCTACTTCGTTTACTAATTTATTAGCTTCTATGATTTGTCTTGCATCTTCGACGCTTAAATCTTTGTTTTCTTCTGCTAATAACTGTGCCTGAGTAGTTAAGTTATGTTTCAGCTTGTATTCATTCAACATAATCTTATCTTGAGGAGTCATTGGATATTCAACTTCAGAGAAATCAACTTTAAATTGTGATACTTCAGGTAGTCCAAGATTATTGATTTGGGATAGAGCATATTCTACTCTATAAAAGTCTTTTTCGTATTGACGATATAATTCTTTATCATCGATAAAATCTTCGTGGCGTTCTAAGTCTTTAATCATTAGTGATATACCACTTGGTACTTCCCCACCTGATTGTGCAAAGGTAACGAATAAATGATTGTTTAACGCTACTAATTCTATTTGCCATTTGATGTTTTCAATAACAGCTTCTACATTTCCTTCTGGTGCAACTATGTCGTATGTGCTTCCTTCAGGTAAAGTTAAAATTTCATCTGATCCTGCTCTTACATTGCTATTATCAGAAATAAGTCCAGTTACTACTGGTTGTCCAAACATTTGGAATCGTAGTCCTAATTGCATTTCAGTCATTGTAATATTGATATGCTCATTAGCAGATACTAAGTCTGATGCACCTTCTACAAAGAAAGAGTCTAATTGCTCTTCTCTATGTGTAAATACAAAAGGTAATATACCTAAGTTGTGCTGTACCTCTTCAAGAATATCACCATTCTCATTGAACTTTAAATGTAATTCGCTATCCCAATAAGCATACATTAGCTCATCTGTGTCAGATAAGTCTGCGTGTCCGTGCATCATTGGATATACAATAGCTTCAGGTCTGTATGGATTGTCACCAAAGTATGGTTCAAAATAATAAATAGGACGATATTCAAAGCGTTCTTCTAACTCATCATACATTACATAAGTTGCAGTAGAACCAAGCAAACGAGTCATTCGTTCCATTTGTTTCATACGAGCATTTTTTACAGAGGTTAAATCTAAATATCTATCGCTTACATTTCTTTTAGCACCGATAGTATAAATCTTAGACATACGATTGACGAATTTTTTCACGATGTTGGTATTGTAATGAGGAATCTCTTGAAATGCGTCAGATTTAAAATATCCTTCGATGTATTGTTCGGTTAAAGAACCTGAATAATAGTCTAAAAACTTTCTTACTTCTTCTCTACGAGCTTTCGCTTGTTCTTCTTTAAAGTTAGTTAATGAGTCTTGTATAATTTCTCGTGCTGTTAAAACCATCAAAGTATTCCTTTTTATCGTGATATTCTTCCAATGAAGTTACTTCTAATTGGAAATCTATTCAATATAAAATATCGGAAGGCATCGCAACCGTGTTCATAGAATCCATCTTTGATTGGATTGTTAGAGATAGCTTTCCCTTCTACTGCTTCTGGGAATCTATATCCCTCGAAATCTTCTGCAATACCTACGCATCTTTTGTCTATTTTAATTCTGCGTAATCCATCTGCATTTTCAAAAAAACTACGACAATAACTCACACCAGATTGTATATCTCTGGATAGTTTGTCCATACGATACTCTACAAAAATTCCGTGCTTTCTAAAGATATGAATATCCCCCATACCAGATTGTCCTTGAACGAAACTACCTGCTGGATCACCGTAATAAGTAATCACTGGATAATTCTTTTTCTTTATCATCTCTGCAAGTTTATCAGTTGGAATATTGCGTTCGTGAATAATTTCATCAATAATATTGATATGCCAATTCCCATCTTGCTTGTAGGTTTGAAACCATAATACTGATGGCATTCTAAATCCGAAGTCCATTGAACAATAAGTTGGTAGGTTTTCCTGGTACGGAACATCACCCATATCTTTCTGTCTATCAAATGGATATACTCGTCCTTCCATAGAAGTAAACTTGGCTGCGAACTCCTGGTCAAATAATTCTTTGGACATATTTCTTTTTCGTTCCATCAAGAAAGAATCTTTCTCGCCATCTGGAAATGCGTGTTCGTTTTCCCAACTTGGAGATTGCACTGAATACCACTTATCATCTGTTTGCCCTAACAAGTACAAGTCATATATCCAATTAAACCCTTCAGGTGTAGTAATAAAAATAGCTTTTCCTTTTCTGTCAATAAGGGTAGGAGATAAATACATATCCCAAATCTTTCTTGGCATCTTTGCTGCTTCGTCAATAATCAATAAGTCTACACCTTCACCAACAAGAGAGTCTGGATTTTCACAAGACATACCTTCTACGGTTGTTCCCCATTTGAATTTGATATACTGTTCTTTTTCTGATGCTCGTTCAATATCGTTTGCTTTCCCTGCTACCATATCTTTCCATACTTCACGAAACATTAGTCTTGATTTCTTATAAGATAATCCAACAAGCCAAATCTTTTGATTCGGTTGTGCTGCATAAAATTCTGCTTCACGATACGCTGCAGTAGTTTTTCCATATCGTCTACCACAAATATTTACAAAATAAGAAGCACCTTGTTTCTCTGGAAAGTGTAATTTACGCTGACCTGCGTGAGGTACATAGTTCATATAATCGAACCATTTTTGCTTGAACTCAAACTCTTTAATTTTCTTTGACATTCTAATTGTGATTAATTTAATTCATAATTAACTTAATGTCATATAATAATCCACTTAAGGAGTAAAAATGTCTGAATTAGAACAGAATACAGCCGTTGAGGAAGCTGTAAAAGAACCTCAAGTCAGTCAAGACGAAAAAAAGACAGAACAAGCTGTTCCATATTATCGTTTTCAGGAGCTGGTAAAAGAACGAAATGATCTTAAATCAAAAGTTCAAGAAGTAGCTACTGCACAGGAAGAACAGCGTAAAAAGACTTTAGAAGAGCAGGG